ACCCCGTTGCCCGAATACTCCGCCAGGCACCGCCTACAGGTGTAGTAGGAGCTACTACTGTAGTAGTAGTGAGAGAAAAGGAGTGATAGCGAGTGTTGATCGAGTGATATCGAGTGGTTACAGCGTTACGCCGTGCGCAGTGTTCTACGTGGAACACATGACTGCGCCGTTTTCGGAGCTGGCGCTCCTCATCTACGGCGGAACGCCGCAACAGTGCCTCGCTTAGTCGCTCGTCAAGACGGACAGCAGGCAAAAAAGTTACGCTTTCCCTGAAATTATTCCACCAACTCCCAGCCCCAGGTGCTACTACCTATGGTGTTTACACTAGGTATGTTCCACTAGGTGGCCCTACTTAGGGAATTTACCCTAGGTGGATTCCACTGAGTATGGATACCTAGGGTGTTTTGCCTAGGTAGTTGCCACTGAGTAGTTCGCCCTGAGTGTGCCTCCCTGGGTAGTGGCGGGGGGGGGGATCAGGCCGAGCTGCTCGGTTACTTGGGCGAGTAGTCAACAACCCCTTTAAAAACTATTTGCAAAAGGGACCTACTAAGATCGTAAGTCAGCACCCCCTTTAAAAATTGTTTCTAAAAGGGGCCACTTGTGAGTAAGTGGAGTGAAGTCGTCTATGGAAGGCTTACCGGCTCCCGCCTCGCCTTGCCGATGTCGGCAGTGCCTGCCGTCTCGTGCAACCGTATGATAGCGTTATTTAGCCCTACGGGGAAGTTGGCAAGCCTTTTTTTTGAGAAAGTTTGTAGAAAGATGTAAATAGGGGATGGGTAGGGTTTTAAAATTGGAGATAAAAAGGGGGTTGACGTGTTCGTGGTGGGATGTTTGTCTTTTCTTAGAAGCTCATGGAAACGACTAACGACAACGGCAACAACGCGCAGGGCGCGGCGGCAGAGGCGGTTTCTGTGCGAAATGCAGGCTTTGGCGGCAGGACGAGTGCCGTGGTAGCGGAGTCGATAATGACGGCCTTGGGGACGGGTGATGGGCGTGCTGTCGTTGAGGAAAAGAGTCCGGCGAAGGCGGCTTTGGCTTTGGACTTGATGGCAGAGGGGAAGAGCTTGAAGCACGTCCAGAAGAAGACGGGTTTGAGCCTGCATGACTTGGCGGCGTTGCGTAGTCGGCACCCTGAAGCGTTGGCGGAGCGGAAGCGCGAAATTGCGCAGGGGGCTTTGCAGTTGGCGGAGAGCAGCCGGATGCTGGCGATGGAGAAGATGCAGCAGTTGGCGGATGATCCGGAGCAGTTGAGGAATACGAACTTGAGGGATTTGATGGTGGCTTATGGGGTGGCGTTGGACAAGAACCGGGATGCGACGGGGGAGAGCAACAAGATGACGCATGACGTGCGGGTAATTGGGACGACGTTGGAGGATGCGCACAAGTTCATCGAGGCGGCGAAGGAAAAGGCCCGTAAACGCAAGGAAACGGCTGCGGTGGAGGTTGTGGTTGAGGAGGTGAAGAGTGAAGGCTAAGGAACGCCGCATTTCATGGACAACCTCCTATGAGCAGGGGGAAGAGGCTGCCGAGCTGGCGGAGGGCTTTGCTGCGTTGGAATGGGAGACGGCCAACGGCAGGGAGGGTGAGTGGGAGCGGGTAAGGACGCTTTGGGGTGATGGGAAACTTGGGTATGCCGGTTACATCCGGGGAAAGACGCTTAAATGAAAAACGAAGTAGGTAAGTGGTATCGGTATGACGATTTGGGCGACAAGGGCGGGCTTTATGCGGCGAGAGCGAACGGTTCACTGTCGTTTGGTTTTTACATGGGTAAAGACCCCGAGGGATTTGCTTGGTGGGGGCCAACGGCATTCAGCCAAGATACCAATTGTCTTTCAAAGGGCGAATGGGGATACCACGAGCGCGATTTGGTTTTTGTAAAGGTTGGGGACGGAACAGAAATTACAGAAAGCAAAGCATTTTCAGTTATCTACGAATCTCTTATTTGATGCTTACTTGGAAGCGACATGAGTTGTTGAAGCCTCCGACGGACGAGGAGGTGGCGTTGATGGAGCCGGAGGAGCTGCTTGCGGTTCACAAGGCTTACCACGAGTCCATTGCCAACGCGGAGCGCGACCCCTATCGGTATGGGTTTGTCCTAGACCATTGGAAGCGGGCCGATGAATGGTTTCATAAGTATCGGACACTGTTGCTCTTCGGTGCTAACCGCTCCGCGAAAACGAGTTACGGAGCTAGGGCCGTGGTTAGGGCGGCAACGGAAAACCCCGGAAGCCTGATTTACTGTTTTAGCCAGACGGAAGAAACGTCTTTGCTGGTTCAGCAGCCGGCCATTTACCTAGCCCTTCCGGCTGAATTAAAGGTCAAACGGACGGAAAGCGTCACTCACATCAGTTACAGCAGCCAAAACGGCTTTACGGGCAATGCTTTGGTGCTTCCGAACGGTTCCCGAATCGTCTTCAAGTTCTACACCCAGTTCCAGCAGAACCAATCCATCCTTGAGGGCATGGAGTTGGGGTCCAGGGATGCCCAGTGGATCAACATCGGGGCGTGGCTGGACGAGTATTTGCTGGGAATGGAGTTGGTTGACCGCCTTTACCTGCGTCTGGCTACCCGTAACGCTAAATTGCTCATCACCTTCACCCCAAAGGACGGCATTACGGAGACGGTAAAGTATTTTCTGAAGGGTTGTGAAACGGTGGAGAAGCGGGATGCGGAGTTGATGCGGGTTTTGCATGGCCGCAAGGACTGCGAAGTGCCCTACATCCAGAAAAACGAGAGTCGTAACACGGCCATCATCTACTTTCACAGCAAGGACAACCCTTGGAGCGGCTACCAAACCATTGTTGAGACGTGCAAGAGCAAGGCGGACCCCGATTACACGCTGACGGCAGCCTATGGGGTGCCTACGGCGATGTTTGAGACGCCTTTCCCCTGCTTTTCAACGGAAGTGAACGTGGTTAAGCCGTCGGACATACCCACCAAGGGCGTTACCCGCTACATGGTGCTTGATCCGGCGGGACGTAAGAACTGGTTCATGGTTTGGATTGCCGTGGACGAGACCGGAACGTTTTGGGTTTACCGGGAATGGCCGGGTGTGGACGTTGGGGAGTGGGCGGTGGAGAAAAACGGGCAGATGGTTGCGGGGCCCGGCGCGCGAGGACGTGGTTACGGCATCGGTGAGTATGCGGCACTGATTCGTTCGCTGGAAAACCTGCCCAACGAAGTGATTCACGAGCGAATCATTGACCCTCGGCTGGGGCAGACAAAATACATGAAGGAAAGCGGTGCTTCCTCCATCATCGAAGACCTTGCCGACCAAGACCTGATTTTCCTGCCAGCTCCGGCCTTGGACATTGAGGATGGGTTGCAGGCGTTGCAGACGAAGATGGCCTACGACCGTCGCAAGCGGCTAGATGCCACAAACCGTCCCCACTTTTACATCAGCAGCGAGTGCGAAAACACCATATCCTGCTTGCAGCTTTACACCGGCGAAGGAGGCTATGAGGAAGCAACTAAAGACGGTGTGGATGTGCTTCGCTACGCGGCACTTACGGGAATTTACCACATCGGCGATCAAAAGCCCCGTGTCATCACGGGCAAACGAGGATACTAAGCATGGCTAACATAAAATTCGAGGACTTGCGGCAGGAACTTCGGCTCAACCGGCTTGAGCTGTCCAAAATTCGGAAGCACAAGTGCATTGAGGGCGAGGACTGGTTCAAGGACAAGGAAGGCTCTTGGTTCACGGAAAAGGGGGCGGACAAGGTGCGGCTGGCCCACGAAATCCCGCTGGCGGTGCCGGAGCGGGTGAAGGTGCGCATTATCGGCAAGGCTCCGAACAAGCGTTGGGTTTGGGGTATCACCCTTGGCAAAAACAGCCATCGGGTTCCGGTGTTCATCCCCAGCCGCCTTCACCCCGACCGCCTGCTTGGCAAGCTCATCAACGCAGACGTTATCCAGGACTCCAACGGCATCACCTACCGACATGAAGCTATCGGAAAACTTACCCGCTGAAGACCGCTTTGACGGCAAGATGACCAATCGTGAGCTTTTCGAGCATCACGAGCGGCTTGTGGCTTTTGAAATCCTTACCCGTTGCCTTACTTCGTGCTACTATCCAATGGGGTTGCCGGAGCTTCAGGAGAAGACCGGGCTTGGGCCTAAAACCATTCACCTGATTATCGGCAAGCTGAAAACTAAGTATGGACGACAAGAACGACGTGGAACTTCTTTACACGAGCGAAACGCCGAGCGTTGCGCTTTTGAAGAAGGCGTATGACGACACGGTAACAGGGCTTGCGACGTATCAGCAGGCAGCCAAGACCAGCTTCGACACCCGACACAACATTTGGGCCGGCAAGTCGGAGGACTTGCGCAAAAAGGGTGCCGATGCATTCCCGTGGACGGATGCGTCGGATACGGAAGTTTTCCTGTCGGACAACGCGATTAACACCTACATCGCCCTGTTTATGAACGCCCTCCAGCGGGCGAACATCCGGGCAAATCCGGTGGGCTTTGACGACATTGAGCGTTCGGCTACGGTGTCGGCGTTTTTGCGGTGGATGGTGGCGAGTTACATCCCCGAGTTTCGCCGGCAGATGGAGCTTGGTGCGAACGACCTTCTCACCAAGGGCATCATGATTACGCATGTAGGATGGCTTCAAGAGAAGCGCACCTACCTGCAAGACGTGACGCTGGAGCAAATTGCGGCTGCCAGCCCCGACCTTGCCCGCGCCATCATGGAGAAGGACAAGGAGGAGGAAATCCTCGCCATCTTCAGCCAGTTCTTCGGCAAGATTGACGACAAGAAGTTCGCCAAGCGCATGAAGGTTGCGCTTTT